CCTTCTGGGATTGCAACGTGAAGGGGTCACCTGAATACAAGGAGAAAACAGCCATTCAAGGCCCCGTAGATAGTTCATATGATCTCTTCTGACGCATTAAGAAAGGAAGTTCCTTTTCTTTAGTTAAGATGATGGCCATAACATAATTGCACGGAGGGATATGGCTTTTTTTGTCATTTGTTTCTATGGTGCCAGGTGCAATGTAAACTACTCGAGTAACGTGAATCTTGTCGGCGGTCGCTGCTGAACAAGTTCCGAAACTTGAAACGCCCTGCATCTCTGAATCCCCCCAAGCCGAATTAGTGGTGAAGGTTCGAACACGCCCATATATGACTTGCGACATATCATATTTACTTTGAGGAAACCCCGGAAGGTCTCCATCACCTGTTGTGTACTTGTAAGCCGCAAGAAGAGTCTCATCATTTATGTATTCCGTGGTAATCATATCGACGATAACATAAGCGCTATCACCAAAGGGAGGATAGCCTTCTTGAATGTTGACTCCCTGAATGAAGGTTGTAAGTGAATCTCTATTGTAACCAGAGAGGTCGTAATAACTTCGACTCACGAAGGTGGGAGTTGCCAGGTTCTCTAAGATGTCCCAACCTGTGCCTGTCACTGTAGCAGGGAAGTTGTCCGGGTACGCAGCCTGGGTAATGTCAAGATATCCCATAGTGCGGTCAAGCACTCGCGGTCCTTCAATGGTCATTTGCGCCTAGCCTCCTTATGCGCTTTCTTTGCCAGTGCCTTGAATGACATCCTTGGATGCTTCTTCTTCAAGCGTTTGAATGCAGCCCCATAGCGTCTGGCATAAGCACTGGCTGTTCTTTTTACCTTCTTTTCAATAGGTTTGCCAACCTTATCGCCAATGCGAGCAGCCTTTTCATAGTCCATACCACCTGCTTCTAGTACTGCCCGAATTGCCAGACAAGTAGGGCAGACCATAGTCTCCCCTCAGTTGTCACTAGCCGTACTCTGAATTGCTATTGCCATCCAGTCTTTGGTTGACAATTTAACGACTCTGCATTTAATTCTTGCAGTAATGTAGATCGCAGAGGTAGAGACATCAGCACCGAATACTCCCCCAGTTAGGTAAAGGGAATCATTGACTACCAGGAAGGCTTCAGACAAAGAACTAGGACCGAAGTTATCCGGATACAGATCGTTTGCATGTGAAGCGATGTTGTTGGCGATATCAATCTGAAGCGCTCCTGAGGCTATCAACGATTGGTCATCAGCCCGAACTAAGAGCGTGCCAGGGTTAAGGTCGCTGAGTTGGAACCCAAAACTTCCGTTGTCAGCCAGCATTCTCGCCACATCGGCGCTTAATTGTGAACCTACTTGCGTGATGAAGTCAACGGATTCCACGGCAACTGCTTGGCCCGTCGGGACATTCACATAAGCGCCAAGGTCAATGGTACCTTGAATGATCGTACCGTCAAGCGCAGCGGCAGGAATAGTTACGGTTTCAGTCAGATAAAATGAGCCGGTCTTTGCTGTTGCCATGGTCATCGCATGCGGACCCGGCATAAAAAGGCTTGGTCCGCGCATCAGAACTTGGATTCTATCTTGAAAATTTCATATGGAGGGTACCCCTCCGCATGTTCATAGGAGCAGTCGGCACTGTTTCATACATGTGCTCCTATTCACAGGGGCTATTTATTTAAGCCATTACCATGTAGGCCCTATCATGGGAGAAGAAGAAGCCGAAGAAATAGCCGACGCACTGATGATTTTACTAACTGCAATCGACAATAGAATGGAACTGCACTGGAGAGTTCAAGAGAGAATAGCCGATACCCTTGAGCGTTTGCTCAAGATAAGTGAGATGAGACCATGAAAAACGGGTGTTCAGAGGCCAAGGTCAAAGTTCCAAATAACATTGAGGAGACGGTTTGGGCATATGTCGCAGTCAGGCGTGCTAAATCTCGATGTAGTTGCGCTGCTTTTTCTGCGAAGATGAATACTCGTATCCGGGCTTTTGCTCGGCAAGATGTCGACCCCCCGGGTCACCGCTCTTGTGCACCATTGATGCAACATGGCCCTTATCCAGAGTTGCGATCTTGTTGCTGGGTTTGTTGTGACTGTGAAATACTAAAGATGCTGGAGGCTGTATTATGAGCAGACTTGTCACGATCTCCTTGACCGATGAATGTTATCTACTCTGGATGAAACTCGAAGAGAAGTCTGTTTGGGTTCGGCAGAAATTGTATGAAGAGATCTTCGACGGTGACCTCGATACACATATCTATTCTGAACATGCCAGGGCCGAAGGCTATTGGGATGGGAAGTGTACCCCTAATGGCATGAATGGAATTTGCCGCAACTGTTGGGCTCCTGAAGCGCTGAGTGCCCTCTCAGTTAATCCGGAGACCAAGATGTACATTTCGCCAACGCCAACCACCCCTAAACAGTCGCTAAAGAAATTCCTTGAGCAGAGGACTCTAAATTAGAAAGGCAGAACGTGCCCGGTAGATCACTGGGATTCCCAATATTGGTAAATGTTGTAAGCGTCAATCGGTGCTGCAACCGTAGCGGTCCAAGGGTTAGTGTAGGCCATCAAAGTCACGACAAACAATGGGGTCCAGCCAACGGCAAGGCCAATAGTGCCAACAATCAAGCCAGCGGCATGGCCATATTCCTCCTCCACATTCTCGACCGCATCAAAAAGTATAACTCTCATCCACCAGTAACCGAAATCAAAGGTTTTCCCCTGAGCGTATCTCCGTGCATCGGCTGCAAAGTGAAACACATCAACCAGCGCATCATCTGCCGATTGAAACAAATCAACAGCGGTATCCACAATAGCAGATTCAACCACCCCAGAAGAATCCTTCTGGGATTGCAACGTGAAGGGGTCACCTGAATACAAGGAGAAAACAGCCATTCAAGGCCCCGTAGATAGTTCATATGATCTCTTCTGACGCATTAAGAAAGGAAGTTCCTTTTCTTTAGTTAAGATGATGGCCATAACAT